TCATCGAAACGCTGCTCCCAGTTCTTGGCCAGCCGGTCGATGCGCCCGTTGACGGTCTCCTGAACGGCGGCGCGGACGGCGTCTAGGTCTTCATCGTGGGTGGGGGTCATAGGACCCCCCTTCGTATCGCTTCCATGCTCACGGCTTAATCCACATGCGGCCGTCGCTACTGAGCGGCGCCAGCCCATCCCCGCTCACCATGTAGGTGTCCCAGAGTAGAGGCAGACTGCCGAACGCCGCCCCGCTATCGGCTTGGATGGCGGCGGTCCAGGTGTCATCTTCGCGGGTACCCGATGCTGTGACCGGTCCCACGTAGGAGAGCGCGTCCCCACCGAAAGCGATGGAGTCGATAGTCTGAGCCGCTACTGCCGAAGCGTCCCCCTGTGTGGCATCCGTGCCGTCCAGATTCAGGTCGACCGTCCCCGCCCATGTGCAACGGGCTACGAAGGTGTGGGTGCTATTCGCTGCGAAAGAGAGTGCAGCGGTAGCACTTGAGGCGCTATCGGTGCCATCGGTTACGGTGCAGTAGAGCTTGTTGTCGGTGTGCTTGTAGATGGTGGCCCGTGCGTCGGCTCCGGCATAGAGAGTCAGTAGGTTGTGCGCTACGCCGTCATTGGCTGCCCAAAGTGGAGTGAAACGGCCCGAGATGGTGAATCCGGTCGAGCCGAGCGTCACCGGGAGCGTGAGAGCGGATACTGTCCGGGTGCTGGTGCTCGCGTCTGCCGTGCCCGTCCAGGCGCAGTCGTCGTAGGAGCCGTCGAAGTAGGGAGTGAGGATGGATTCATCGGTGACAGAGAGCAGAGCCGTCGAAACATCCATGACTCCGCCCGCCGCGAATCCGCCTGTGCATTGGAGTTGACAGTAGGTGTAGACGTTTACCTGAGTATCGGATATCACTCCAGTCGTAGCGTCTCTGAACATCGGAGTCGCCACCAGAGGCAGAGGTGTTCCGGCCAGATATTTGGTTGAGGCTTGATTGTAGGTGCGAAGGTTCCAGGCAGATGAGCCTACCTTTTCGTTCACACGGATATACAGAGATTGAGTTATCACCTCGCCTGTATCGTAGTGCTGCGCGTTCAGAGGGAACTTGAAGTTGGGATAGAGTGACACTCCAGCGTTGCCTACGATGCGGAAGTTTTGAACGTTGACCAAGCGACCCTCGATAACCTCCTGAGTGATGGAACAGGTGACCGTGGCAGTCGCATCTGTCGGGTAGTACGCGCTGCCGTACACCAGCCCGTTGGCTTGTGGCAGTCGCGAAAAGCTCGGGTCCATAACGTAGTTGATGGCCGCGGGCAGGAACAGTCGGGACCCGGCGTTGTAGGTCTCCCAACCGGACTCCGTGGTGGGTTCCACCGGAGTCGAGCGGGGAGCAAAGCCGGAGTAGGGGTAGTTAGCGGCGGGCTTGACCAGGCCGAACCGCGCCCGACGTGTGTAGAGCGCGCGCGTCACGGTAGCTCGACCACGTTCATGATGAAGTCGTGTTCGATGACATGCCCGAGGTCTGTCGTGGCCACGATGGTGCCGGTGTGTTGCTCCCCGTCTGTACCGTTCTGTAGTTCGACCTTTACTGTGGTCGCCGTCACGGCGTATCCGGCGATCACAGTAGCGGTGGAGTCCGCGCCGGTCTGGTCTACGCTCGTGACGACCGCGCTCGATATCGACTCCCCCGTCTCGAGGTCGCCCACGAACGAGACCTCATGCGCGAATGCCTCCGAAGGCTGCTTTGAGAATTGATCCACCGGGCCTCCCCGCTATTCGTATTGCTGTCGGAACGTGACTGAGCAGTCCGTTGATTAGAGGGGTAGTTTGCCCTCTGCGTTGAGTAGGATGGCTGCCAACTGGAGCAGGTCCCGTAAGTCAGCACTCAGACCTGAACCGTCGATGGCAGCGAGAGCCTCAGCGTAGGTGATCGTCGGCTCCAACAGATCGGCCCGCACGTCATCCAGCAGCACAGGAGCATCGAGATAGACGTCGTGGGTGACGATGTCCATGGTCAGCCGACCCGCCTCCGCCGCCTGGATCAGTTGAGCGATCAGGTGTTGGTCCAGGTTGTAGGCTTTTCCGCCCACCGGTGGGCTGGGGGGAGAGAGGTAATCGGGCATGCCGAGCCACCAAGAGACCAACAAGCCCGTTTCCAAGTCGAACTGCAGCCACAGCAACAGATCTTGCGCCTGGGTGCTGTCGCTGTCGTCGCCGTGTTGGAGCTTGGTCGCCTCCATCAAAGACAAGCGCTCTGCCGTACTCAGAGCCATATCAACTCCTCAGGATCTTCCGGATGTCCTTCACGGCTCCTCGCAAGGTGGCGGAGATAGCCAGCGCTCGGGTACCGACGATCAGAGTGGCCCGACCGCCGGCCGAACTGCGCTGCAGTTCCAGGATTCGCAGGCTCTCGTTGACGTCGCCGTAGACCACGTGCACGTAGTCCCCTGGAGCACAGAGGGCTGCGTCCGTGTCCAAGATGCTGATGCGGTAGGCCACCCGCGGCCAGCAGAGCCGCTCTACTAGGGCCGAGCCCATGGCCCGAGCCACCACGGTTGTCTGCAGGTCCGTGTTGATGTACTGCCCCCACTGCACCCCATAGACATCCTGCGATGTGGAGCCGTCCCGTTCGCTTTGAGCGTCCACAGTGATTCGCACCCGCCAGGGACCGTCTCCGTAGCCAAGCACGATGAGTCGGTTGACGATCTCGGTGTCCTCTTCCTCGACGCCGAAGTCGAGGATATTGACTCCGCGGCGCAACTCCAGCACGTTGGCGGCGGTCAGGTCTTTGCCAACTTCAGGGTAGTGGTGGATGACGTTCTGGATGGTGTCCAGTTCAAGCTCTCCCCCGATGGCCTGCACGTGTGCGTCTACGCATTCCAGCAGGTCTTTGTCCTGCCAGCTGACGGACATATAGCGGTTGGCGTCCACAACGACCTTCTCGATGCTGACCTTGACCGTCCTGACCACCACTTCGAGCATGTGCTCCAGCAGGGACAGTCCGCTAACCTGCAATGTGTAGGCCGCAGAGACGTCAAGATCAGCCGCCACCAGCACGTAATCCACATAGACGTCGGCCGTGGCCCCGGCTCCGCCGGCCGCGAAGTGCACATCGATGGTGGGGCCTCTGAAGGCGAGATCGACACAATCGTCGACCGTGGTGGAGTAGAGGTTGGAGACACCCGTGGTCCAGGCTCCAAACTTGACCCAGCCACTATCGGTGTGCAGCACATCGGTGTCCCGGGTATCCATGCCGTGATCGGCCCAGGTCCAGCCAGAATCTACATTGACCTCAGTGGCCAAGAGTTGCAGGTTGTCGATATAGAAGAAGAACTTTGAGTAATATATGTGCCCATCGAGTCCACTCTGGGTGAGCGGTGGACTGAACGTCTCTGCAGTCGATACATACACATACAGATGGAACCTAAAATATTGGGATTTCGGAACGAAGAACGTAGTTTCAGACGGAAGCCAGAATGTCTGCCAGTCGGTCGTCAGCAGAGAGGTGATGTCGTACAACTCATCATTGAGCACCGTACTTGCATCAGCAGCCAACCACTCAACGCCCACTTTGACGTAACTGTTCCCGTCGACGAACGCTGTGCCTTGGTACGCCTCAAACCCGACGCGATAACGACCCTCAGGCCAAGACATGATCTTGCTCGACCAAGCCTCGGTCCACGTGGGTCGTTCGCTAGAGTCGCCACCTCGCCAGACAGCACCATAGATACGAGAGCCCGCCTCACCGGTCATCAGTCCAATAGCGTTCTCGACAACCTCAGGATTGGCCCCGTCGAGAGCCGACTCCCAATGGTCAGGCACAGCTATGAGCGACGGGGTGGATGCATACAGAATATTCAGCGTGTCGTGCCAGTCGGTGAGATCGGCGTTCGACGTGCTGGCCTCTGTCTCCCCGGCGAACAGGGCGCTCATGATGTCGGTCGGGACCTTGCCCTGCTGTACGAATGGCAAGTTGGTGATGTTGCTGTAGTAACGCCGCAATTCCACCTCTGCTGACCGGCAGAAGAGTTTGATCCGCGTCTCTTTGTCATCCTGGCGGCGGTCGATGGCGTAGCGATGGAGTCCATGGCGGATGTATCTCGCCGACTCGATCATGCTGACACGCGACTCCGTCGTCCCGTCCATCAGCCGATAACTGCGAGGTAGTGTGGCGGTCAGGGAGTCCGGTCCGTCCAGCTTGGGGCGCCAGTCCACGTCGGCCGGGCAGATACCGAGGAACGTATCACTCGCGTCATAGAGACGGAGTTCGTTGCCCCAGCGCGTAGGTCGGGCTATTAGAGCCGGACTGACCACGCAGTCGGCCATCAGCCCATCTCGTAGAGGACGACATAGCGGACGGAAGTAGCCCCGGTGAGATTCGCTCCCGCCTTGATGATCTGCAGACCCTTATCGGCGGTGGCCGCAGCCCCCAAGCTGGCCACCGTGGCCTGCCCCAGATCTACGACGGTGTTCGCGGTGAGAACGGCCACGGGGAAGGCGGCCTGCACGACTGGGCTTGCGGCCGTGTCGGCAATATCGACTGAGGTAGCTCCGGCGGCTGACCCCCCGATGGCCTGCAGGTGGCAGCCCACCATGGCTAGAGTGACACCAGTGCGTGCCAACGCGAAGACTTTGCCTGCGTTGATCTCAGCGGCCGTGGCCGAACCACGGGCCACGTAGACATTGGTCTGCAGGCTGACGTCATAGAGATAGACCGGCCCGTAGCCGCCGCCGGATATCTTGAGGTCGTAACGCCCATCTGCAGCGTAAAAGCCGAACGCTCCGAGAGCCGAGGTTGTCAGAGGATTGGACGCGGCCGTCAAGGCGCGGTCGGAATAGAGCGTGGCGAGATTGGTGGTACCGGCCTCGTACACGTAGACGGAAGTGCCCGCCACCGGCACCCCGTCCAGATCTAGGACCACGTTCTGATACTTATTCAATCCGGCCCCCTACTCATATAGACGCCGGTAGCTGACGTCGAGGTCGAAGTTGGTGCTGGAGAGGGCGATGGCGTTGCTACCCTTGGCCAGCTGCGGAAAGACGGCCTCGTCTGAGGTGTTGGCGAAGTCGCGCACGCCGTTCAGTCTGACGTCGGGCAGGAAGGTGTTCACCGTCAGGACATCGGCGGTTATCAGGGCTCCGTCGTAGCTCCAAACCTCGTTGTTGACGCTGAACCAAATGCCACCAGCCTCGTTGCCGGTGAGGGTGCAGGTGTAGACCGGATAGCAAGGGACTGAGCCCCCGCACTGCAGGGTCCCGGATGTCACCCCGGAAAAAGAGGTCACCTGAGCGTCGCTGTCCTCCCAGAATGGAAAACGCAGGCCCTGGAGGTCGAACTCCAGAATGTCCTGTATGTAGGGAATCTCATCGATGTCTACCGGCACGCCCCGGTCGAACCAGACCATGAGGCGCTTGTTGGGGCGATCGGTGATGACTAGCGGACAGAACTCTAGGTCGGGGGAGAGATACTCTTTCAGCAGTTCCAGCTTAGAAATGAGATCGGCGTGGTCGTCACCCCGCACCACACAGTGGAACTGGATGGGTCGCGGATCGCGACGAACCACCGTGAACTCGGGGTAGAGTCGGCCGGGAATCTCCAGAGTATCCAGACGCACACCCACGAGATCATGAGGACCACGCACGCGGGGCGTATGCAATTCGGCGATGAGACTGAGATCGACGCCGTTGTAGACGACGTTGCTCATCGCCCGTAGCTCCACTGCACATCGTCATACTCGTCGCGCAGATTGTCTTTGACCGCCTGCACGATAATCGGCAGCATGCTTTCGTCGAGTGTGCCCCTGCCCTCGATGATGAGATGACGTGTGGTGGTGGTGCCCATACTCCCCGCGACCTGAGACGCCGGGAGGGCCATGGTCTGGGGTTGTAGAGGCTCAATCAGTGTGTCGACGAAGGGGACAAACCACTGATCCAACTCGGACAGAGGCCCCATCTTGGCGGGCGAGTTGAGTTCCAGGTAACTGGCCGCCGTAGCGGCTAGAGCAGCCGCAGCCGCAGCCACGTTTGCCTGGGCGGACTGTATTCCGTGGGCAAAGCTCAACCCCAGAGTCTGGCCTGCGTTGCTAAACATGCCGGCTTCGCCTAACAGGAGATTTTCTTGGGCGATGACTTCCTCCATCATGCGTTGGAACTTGACGACCAGGGCATCGATCTCGAGTTGGTATGCTGCCTGTGCCTGCTCGCGCAAGGCCGCGAACTGGGCCAGATGAGCGATACGTTCTTGCTCGTGGGCTTCTCGCCGCAGGCGAGCCGACTCCTCTTGTGCTTGGAGCTGATCGTCTCGGGCGATGCGCTGGCTTTCCTGCCGCTTTTGGAGTTCGCTGAGGGCACGTTCTTGCTCCGCCAGTAGTCCCGCCCGGGCGCGTTCTTGCTCCGCCAGTAGTCCCGCCCGGGCGTCTTGGGTCGCGTAGTCTTCCCGCAGTCGAGACAGCTGCTCCCGGATCTCATGGATGCGGCGGATGTCGGCCTCGGTCTTGCCCTCTTGTGAGATCAATTCGTCCAGCTCGCCCTGCAGGTCGCCGGTAGCCCGGCCGCGACTGACAGTCTGATCTCGGGCATCCAGTAGAGCTAGACGCTCAGTGTAGCTAGCATCGAGTAGAGCTAGACGCTCAGTGTAGTTGGCTTGCAGCGCCTCCAGTTCGGTTCGCTGGTCACGTTGCAGCTGCATGAGGGCGCTCTGGCGGCTACTTTCCTCCCGGGCAATCTCCCGATCGAGAGCGTCTCCCCGGTCCTGCCAGGCGGCTTCCCACTCGGTTTGAGCCGCGTCGATCGTGCCGCGCACGTCAGAGAGCGAACGTTCAAGCTGTGACTTCTCAGCTCCGAACATGCCGGTAAGGCCGCTGATGGCCTGCCCGGCGTACTGCGAGATTTCGGCAGGATCGGTTGAGCTGTTCATCAGGTCGAGCGCCGACTGGTACCCGCCGCCCATGGCTCCCATGAGATCGGGGAAGAGGCCGGACTGCAGACTGGAGGCGGCGCTTGAGTTCCCGAGTATGTCCATGAGGGATTCGACGCGGGAGAGACTGCTTGCCCACCCGGCGGCCGCCTGCTCCAACGGCACCCGCGCGAGGTCTTCCATCGCGTCGCGGGCATCGTGCGCCTCGCGGGAGAGATCGAACAGCTCGGTGGCTATCTCGTTGATCACCTGCGGGTCCATGCCGCGATCTTTGGCGATCTGGAGTTGCGCGGCCTTCTCTGCTACCGCCTTGTCCAGGAAGTCGGCCTGCCGCTCTAGCGTGGCCATCTGCAGATCGAGGTCATAGCCGAGCGCCTTCAGCATTTCCAGGCGCGCGCCTTCGCGGGTAGCGTAGGAACCGAGGCGCGCGGACTGTGTCCCGAAGAGGTCGAGGATCTGCTCGTTGGCGGCCGCGCCCTTGCCGCCCACGGGTATGTCCTTATCCGCGTTCACGTTCGCGCGGATGACGTCGATGAGATCACGCAGAGACGTGGAGAGGTTGGACAGGAAGCTGTTCTGCTCAGCCGTCAGCACCCGCTCGCCCACCTGTAGCACGGCGGACACTTCGCCGCCGGTGTGGTAGCGCGTCCCCAGGTGCAGATGGTCTTGGTGGTCGCGCACGCTCTGCGCGTTCGTATTGCTGTGAATGTAGGGGACTCCGACCGACCAGGCTTTGTTCTTGTACAGCAGCTCCTGGATACCGAAGAACGGGGCGTTCAGCGCCAGGTAGTTGAAGGCGTTCCACAGGGCCGAAGAGGACCCGAAGAAGTCTCCGCCGCGACCCATGCCGTGGAGCGACGGCTTGCCCGTGTTGCGGATGGTGGCACCAGGGCGGAAACCTGAGCCGAGCGAGACACCGAAGCGCCCGGAGACCATACCGGCCAGCTTTGACATCTGGGGCGTAAGGCCCTTCGCGCCCCCGGTCGCGCCGCCCATCTGCTGAAGTTCGGCCAGGAGGTCGGCCCCGAAGCCGGAGCCTGCGGTCGTGCCGCGCGCCTTCCATGCGCCCATTGGACCCAGTGAGGGGTTCCACTTGCCGAGAGCGGCATCGGCGGCTGTCTTGAAGGCGGTGGCCCATCTGTCCGCGTTGCTGCTGCCTGCCGCGGCCATCTTCTTGTCTGCAGCATCCTCGAACGTGTCTACCGTGTTCTTAGCGGCCGCTTCCATACGGCGGTCAAGATCGGCTGCCACTCCCTCGTCCCAGGCTTCAGATGAACGCTCTCCGGCTGCGTTCATGAGATCGGCCATGCGTGCGAATTCTTCCGGGGAGGCGTTGGCGAACTTGTCAACGATATCGGCGGGTAGTTGTCCTACCTGTTCCATGATGCGCCGGGTAGTCTCTTCGTCGAAGCCCGCTTCGATGAGGCGCTTGACGGTCTCCCGCATGTTCCAGATGAGGTTGTCCTGTGCGTCCTTCTGCTCCTGCAGGAAGTCCATGAAATCGCTCAGGCTGGCCTCAGCCTTGTTCACGTATTCCTGCGTAGCGGTGGCGTCAAGCCCCAGCGCTTCCGCGTGTTTCCCTGCGGCCTCTTGCGCCTTGCCGAGCGCTTCGGTCCACGCCTGCTGGGGGTTCAACAGACCCTCAAGAGTGGCCGTCATGGCCTTGCGATGCCGGGCCAGTTCCTCCTCGGCCTTCGCGGCCTCTTCCGCTGTCGCGATTGCGGCCTCTAGAGCCTGCTGCTGACCCTGGATGCTCCCGGCCAGACGCTCGTTGATGCCGACAGCTTCCTCGTGCACCTTGTTCAGTGATTTCTGATGAGCCAGCATCTCCGGTTCTGCAGGCTTAGACATGCCAGGCACAGAAGGCCGGTACTGCTCAGGCACTCCCAGGGCCTTCGTGATCTGATACGTCCCTGCCGGGATAGCGGCGGCGGCGGCCAATATCGGGCTCATCCGAGCCACCAGTGCCGCCAGGCTAGAACCGGCCACAGCGGTATTCATGGAAACAATCAGGGTCCTGGTAACGATCAGAGACCGCTGCAGGGCGGCCAGGCTGGTGATGAGGCCCAACGCCGCAATGCTGAAGCCGATGAGACCGAACCCTCCCGTCAACAACGGAGTAGGCAGGTCAGACAGACCGGCGAACAGTGACGTCAGCCCCTCGGCCGCGGCACTCACTCCTGGGGCGAAGACGTCACCCAGCGAGATGGCCAAGTCATGCAGGTTGTTCCGCATGATCTTGATCTTGGACTCAGTGGTACCGAAGCGCTGCTCGGCCTCTACTTGAAGAGCGGTCCCCTCCGCCCACGCCTCGTTGGCAAGGCTCAGGCTGCTCGTGAGCACGTCCACGCCACCACCGGCAAGGCGGCCGAAGACGTCCTTCATGCGGATACCGTCGAGCTTGAGGGTCTCCATGGTGGGCGCGAGGTCTTGGCCTTCCTCATTCATCTGAGCAAAGCCTTCAATGACCAGCTTCGCGGCCTGGTTGAAGTCCGTGCGGGCCATCGAGCGGAAGTCGCCGATGCTCATACCCGCCACTTGTGCCCAGGTTTCCAGCTCTGCTGTCTGCCCCTTCACCGCCGTGTTCAACTCAAGGAACATGCGGGAGATGGCCGAACCGCCGAGTTCGGCCTCTACGCCGACAGAGGATAGAGTCCCGGCCCAGGCGAGCATCTGCTGCTCGCTCATCCCGACCTGGTGACCAGCACCGGCGATGCGCATGGTCATACCAACGATCTCGGCTTCGGTGGTGGCCATGCTGTTGCCCAAAGCAACAATGGTGGAGCCCAACCGCTCATAGTCATCAGCCGACATCTGCGTGATGTTGGCCATCCGGGCGAGCTGGGTAGCAGCTTCGTCACCTGTCATATTGGTAGCCACGCCCAGCTTCACCATTACCTCGGTGAAACCACGGATGTCTTGTGTAGCGACGCCCAACTGTCCGGCGGCTTCCGCTACGCCTGCGATCTCTTCCGCGGTGGCGGGCATCTCCCGCGCCATCTGCCGGATTTCCTTGGAGAGGGATGCGAACTCTTCCTCGGTCGCGTTGACGGTCTTGCGCACGCCCGCGAAGGCCGACTCGTAAGAAACGGACGCCTTAACCGCCATTACGGCTGAAGCCGCGTAGCCGACAGCTACGCCCGCCAGAGCGCGCTTGCCCCATTGCTCCATTTTCTTCTGCGTCTCTTGCAGCTTCTTGTCGACCCCGCCCATGCTGCTGCCCAGGTCACGGGTCGCGCGGTCGGCCTTGTTGAGATCCCGCAGGTAGGAGGCGGACTTGGCCTCGAGAACTAGCTGTAGTTTCTCGACCTCAGTACCCAGCGGGGTCACCTCCCTCGGCGGTAGTTGCGGATGGCGGATGCCGCCCGGTCGCGGGCGCGGCCCAGGCGCGCGGAGATGCCCTCTATGGTGGGAACATCTTCGGCGGGTGGTTCAAACTGCTGCTTGTACTGGCCGTGCATGGCCGCGGAGAGCTTCAGATAGTGCTGGTCCTCGTGAAAGGGAAGCCACTTGGCCAGCTTGTCTACCCAGCGGGCGGGTTGCTGCATGAGCCCACCGGGGTAGGGGAGCACCCCGTAGGCGTAGCAGATCCCGGTGTAGTATCGATCCCAGTCGTCGCCCGTCAGCTCTCGTTGCGGGCGAAGAGGTTTTTTGCTGCTTCCACGTCCCCCCGCATGAGCGCATCGACGTACTCCCAGAGCTGATGGGCCAGCGCCGGGTCGAGTCCGTCCTTGGCCACTATGTCTTGCGGAGTCACGGCTGGCGTGATGAACAGACAGAGCTTCTCGGCCAGGAGGTAATCGTCGGAGAGATCCTCAGGCTCCCGGTCGAGCAGGGTGAACTCCCGGACCTTGAGGTTACGGGCCACCGGGGTTAGATCGTCCAGGCTGGCGCTGAACTCCTCTGTGCGGGTCTCCAACTCCTGCCGATAGGCCTGTAGGCGTTCGAAGTACTTCCGATGCATCTCGGCCACCTCTTGACGGGCGCCGGGGCCGGGGGGGTTCACCGTCCACAGACGGCCGTCCTCCAACTCGATTTCCTGGGTGAGGTCCTGCCGGTAGTCGGAGACTCGAATCTTCTTGCTCATCGTGCCCTCCATAGGTAAGGGTGTCTCAGGCCCACGCGCAGTGGAGGGCGGGCCACGCGGTGGGCCTGAGACAGATTCGGGGGGATTCGGAAATACCAAGTTGGGCGGCCGCCCCGCCTAACTTTGGATTTAGTAGCTGGCGACGCCGTTCAGGACGGTAATGGTGACGAGCGGAGCGGATCCGCTCGCGTCGCCGCCCACCGTCATGTACTTCTCGCCGCCCTCGGGGTCGCCCTCGTCCATCGAGTCAAACCCGTTCGGGTCGTAGTCGAACTGCGGCATCGTCACTTGGATGGAGCGCTCGGCTCCGGATGTGGATGCGATCCACTTGACGTCGAACCCGCCGACCTGGATCTCGTCGGTGGCTTCGGTCCCGTCTGCCACGGCCGGGTCGCCGTAGTGCACGAGGTCATGCTCGCGCCAATCCTCCGCCAGGATCTCGGCGGCCAGGGTGACCGTGCCGCGCTTGCGCTGGACGGCATAGGCGGTCATGCCCTCGCCGTTGATGGTCGAGGCGTTCCCGTCGAGCACGAGGGTGAACGACTTGGTTCCGGCGCGCAGGCCCAGGTGTCCGTTGTAGTCGCCGGGGGTGTTCTCGTCCGCGCCGCCGACCTCTTGCAGGAACGTGAGCGCGGTCGGCAGATCGGTGGGGTTGGCATGGCTCACGGCGTTGGTCACGTCCGCGAAGTAGTGCACAGTCTCGTCCGCCATGTGGGCGGTCAAGTCCGTCTTGATCTCGATGAGCAGGGTCAGGAGGCTGGCGAGGTCGGTTGCATCCACAGCCGTAATCGTATTCACCGCGTCGGCGGCCTGATGGTGACGACCGCTCGCGACGGCGCAGTGCAGGTTGTACGCCGCTTTCAAGGCGTTCGCCTTGGTTTCCGCGGTCGCCTGGTTGGTGGCAACGGCCGTGTGGTCGATGTTCGCGAAGTCCCCGGACAGGCACCAGTACCCAGCGGCGTCCAGCCAATGGTAGACGTCGGTCTCGGCGGTCGCGGGGCTCGCGGGTGCGGCCACCTTCTTCTTGCGCGCCATGCCGACCACGGTGATCTTGAGCAGCATGAAACCATCGCTCGCGTCGTTGGCGACGGTCAGCTCCATCTTCACCACTTGACAGTCGCGGAACAACTCCCAGCGACCGTCCGTGTACTGCCAGAACGTGATGTACGGGCAGCTGGACGAATCCGTGTACGGGGTGAAGGTGTGCGTGTAGGGGTCGCCGCCGCCTGCCACGGCCTTCGCGCCGGTGACGGAGTAGATGAGCAGGCCCACGTCGTTCGGCTGCACGAGCAGCGTGATCTCGCCGCCGGCCTGCTGACCTTTGACACGCTTGATCGAGGGCGTCCAGGGGTTGGCATCGCCCACGTTGATCTGCCCGATCTCCGGCTTGCCGGTGAGACCCGGACCTATCAGCCAGCCCTTGTACGTGGGGTCTGCCGGGTAGACACCGCGCCCGGTTTGCTTCGCGAACTGGATGCTGTAGTCGCTGAAGTCGATCATTCAGTCACCTCCTTCGAAGGCTTGGCTGGGGGAGCGACTGAGGTAGTGCGTTTGACCTCTACGCAGCCCGCCTCGAGCAGTCGCTTGATCTCGCGGGCGTCGTCGGTCGTGTAGGGCAGGGACATGTCAAGCTCGTGATGGTCTCGGCCGAGCGTGATCGTCACCGGCCCCGTGCGACCCGGAAGGTCGAATCTGGGCATGGCGATGAACCTCCATCTTGGGGGCAGAAAGAAGGCCGCGCGAGGCGGCCGCTGGAGTACTACAGAAGGGCGGAAGGGTACTTAGGCGGCGGGCTCTATGAAGATGAGCTTCGCGTCCACGTGCGTCACGAAGAGCGCCAACTCTTGATCCCAGTCATCCCAGGCGTTTACCACCTGACAGCGGACGTGGGTCGAGCCCATGAGGCCGTGGTACTCATGCAGCGCCGTCTTTAGGCGATCGACCACGCGCCACAGGACGGCGTAGTCGGGCCCCCACAAGTCGAACTGATAGCGGGGCTTTACGAATCGCGCTTGGAGCTGTGGTGTATCGATGCGGCGGTAGACGATGGCCGGGTAGGTGTTTGAGCGCAGCACGGAGGGCTCGATGCGCGTGCTCACCAGGTCGGTGAGGGCCGTCTTGGTCTTGAGGTAGGCCACCAGCTCATCGCTGAACACCGGCATAGGTCACGACCTCTTAGCGAGCAGCTTCCGGAAGGCCCGCGTGAACTCGCGCACCGCTTCGGCCTTCTTGGTGTCGAAGGCGGGGCGGAGATAGGGTTTCGCGGGCCTCTTCGAGGTACCGAACTCGACATGCTTAGCATACTCGACATTGGTCCCGATGCGGATTTGTGCGCGGTCCCGGGCGGCCATGTTCCCGCCGATGTCGGTCCCCTCCGAGAGGTTGAGCTCAGACTCATCGCCGTAGCCGCCGATATGGATGGAGCGGGCCAGGTTGCCGGTGAGTTTCGGCACCCTCACTTTGGCCTCGTTCATAATCGGCAGTCCGCCCGCCTTCAGCGCGAGCAGCAGATTCTGGCCGCGCGCCGCGTCGGACAGCTGCCGGAACCGCCGGTGGAGCGCTGCGTCGCCTACCACGTGTGTCTTCATGCGACGCTCACCACCTCTACGTCCAGTTGTGTGTAGGCGCTGCTGGGGTCATGGCGCACGTCCAGGATGTTCCAGTTCGTGGACGCGACCACCGCGCGGTGTTTGGTCGTGATGGACGGATAGTAGCCGGCGAGTGCGATGACCTTGCGGGTGCTGACCACTGCAGCCTGCGGACCGCGTTGTTCCGCCGCCGAACGAATGACCGCTTGGCCGCGGACGCACGGGATGTTGACGTGCCCGGCCAGGTTGCTCCACGTATCGGTGATCTGACCGCTTGAGTCGCGACTCTCGGTGGACGCCTGAATGGTGCAGGTCAGACCGAAGAGACGGTTGAGGGAATCGAACATGCGGCCGTCGACGAAGCTCACAGATTCCCCCTAAGCATCTCTTTCCAGGTCCGCTCTCGGGCCGTGAACTGGTCGACCACCATCTCCGCGACGTCGAAACCACCGGAGGCGGCCACGTCGGCCTCTGCCTGAGCACGGAGCGCTTTGGCTTGGGCACGCAACTCGGCGGCGAGCTTGGCACCATCAAGGGATAGGTCGAGCATGGTAATGACCTTCAGCACCATGGCCTGGTTGGCGGCCAGCGACTCAAGAGCCGCGGCGGCCGCGCGGCGGACCACGTTACCCTCCAGCGTCAAGAACGCGGTGATCTCAGCGTCCGTGAAGAGCTGGTTGGCGGCCACGAGGTCGTCCGTGTCGTGAATCAGGAGACGCACGAGTCCTGCATCGGTACTGGGGTCATAGGTGAACGCCATGCCTACTTCTTCCGGGCTCTGGGTTTGGGCTTCGCTACGGGTTCAGGCTCGCGCAGCTCCACCACATCCTCGACAGGCTCGGAGAGCGCCACGGGCGTCAGGACCCGGAGGAGTTCCCCCAGGTCCTGACGGAGACCGCGTAGCTCGCCCAGCACGACGTCGAGCCGTTGCTCAGTGCCGTTGATAGCCGGGCTCAGCATGAGCGACCGCCTTTCTGTATAGTCCGTCACGTGTGTGTTAGAATACGGGTTGGAGGTGATCGCATTGCTTATCAACTGTGCACACTGCGGGAACGAGTTGGACCGACCACCAAGCCGGGTCAAAGCTCACCGACGCCAGTTTTGCGACATGGCTTGCTTGGGCGCATACCGACAAAATCAGACCACCGTACGGTGCGCCATCTGCGACAAGGCATTCTCAGTGAAAGTCAGCCGCTCGCGCCAGAACGACGCAATCACGTGCAGCCCGGCTTGTCTTGCCGAACTGCGGAGACAGAACATCATTCGTCACCATCACAGTGAGGACACCCGGCTTGCTGTATGTGCCTTTTGTGGGGCTCCGATTACTCGCAAGCCATCGCAGATCGGCAAGTACACAGACAACTACTGCGACAGCACGTGCAAAGCAAAGCATCAGCAGCGTCCTAATCCGTCCCGTTCTGGGGCCGCATGTCCAGCCTATACGCATGGACAAGCGTGCTTAGGGTCGGGGTGGGTAGGTGCTCGCCGACTGGCCCGCGACAGAGACGAGCACCGTTGTCAGATATGTGGAATCACCGCGACGGAGTACGGGCGGGCGTTGTCGGTACACCATCTCGTTCCGATTAGTGAGTTTGCCGATAAGAGCGAGGCTCACACTCTGGACAATCTGGTTACCCTGTGCCAACCGTGTCACGTACGTGTGCACCACGCGAACGAACCACCGACAGTGGGTTGTTAAGAGCCGTCGCCTTCACTTCCTACCGACATTGATGCATCTATTACCACACCGCCCAGGATGTGGCGAACCTTGTACTGGATGGCGTCCGTGTCGAAGTCACCCGCCATGACGTCGGGAGTGCCGCCACCGACGAACTGCTGGTTGGGGGACTTCACGAACACCTGAGGCTCGCTGTAGCCGCGCAGGAAGCCGATTTCCAATGCCGCGGGGCCGGAGGCCGCGTCGGCGAAGAGGAACCAGGATGTGTCGCCGTTGGCCGAGCTGGCCACGATCGGAATCCAGGGGTTGACCACCAGGCTGAGCTCGCTTCGCATCCAGTTCACGGCTATGAGTTTCTGGTTCGCGGTTCCGCCCGCCTCGGCGAGTTCGAGTTGGATGGCGTTCATGATGTTCTGAGCGGTGATCTTGAGCGCGGGCGGGACTACCAGGGTGGCCGCCGTCACTACGATGGGATTCCCGTCGCCGTCGGTCATGGCTGCCAGAACGCCCATGGCCGTCTGCAACCCGGGGAGGGAAAGCGCGGGGTTGCCCGTGATGATGTTGCCGTTGCCACCGGTGTACACGGAGGCGTGAGGGCCGGTGCTGTCCACGTACAGCTCGGTGACGAACTTCTCTTCGGTCATGCGCGCGGCACGGCCGAAACGCTCCGGCACGTCTTTCAGCGCGTCCAGGTCGTCGTTGATGAGGGTCTCGAAGTCGAAGGGCATCCGGCGGCCGTACTTAGAGACGGCGTACTGGATGGGGGTCGAGTCCGCGATGGAGCTTTCGGGGTACGCGGCTCCGGCGGCAACGCCGTCCAGGGTCGCGCCGCCGCCGATACCACGCGGGAAGCGCTTCACGTTGCGGAAGTCGCGCACTTCGGCGCGCTTGGCGATCGCGGGCCAATGCTGCGGGGCCTCGCGGTAGGCCTGGAGCAGCTGCCGGTCGAGGATGTCGGCGAAGAGCAGCGGGAAGTCCGATGTGCTCATTGCCTCCTGGAAGGTCAGCGCAGCCCGGCGGTTACCCGCGAAGGCTTTCGCCACCAGCTCGGTGGCCTCGGCCAGCCGGGTCGTGTATTTGGCGCGCGCCTGCACCTTCGCAGAGCGCGCTCCGTCTCCGTCGCCGCGAAGCAGGCGCTGGGCGTCTGCTTCTTCGACGCGGACGTTCTCGACGAGTTCGAGGAAGTCCATGTGTCACCTCAGTGAATGTCGGGGGGAATGAAAAAGCCGCCCATGTAGGCGGCCTCAGGGGGCGCTGCTGATGTTGCTGGGGGGAAAGCTCTTAGTCGCCGATCACGTAGAAGAGCCAGCCGACGAGCTTGCCGGCGTCGAGGGGATCGACTCCAACCGTCATCGTGACTTCCTTGGCGGCCGTGAGCTTGATCGGGGTGGCGACGCCGGCAGCTGCCAGACCATCAGGGACAACGACCTTGTACTTCACCGCATCCCAGAAGGTGCCTGACTCGATCGCCGTCGCGGTGATGAGGTCGTTGGCGCCGAGAATGCTGAGCGCCATGGTGGCCTTATCGACTCCGGCTCCGGTGGTCGGCGAGTGGAACGTGGTCAGGATCTCGACGCCGCCTCCGAGCACGATGGCGTTGTCGGGCAGCGTCACACCGAGGCCGTGGGCATCAACCGTGCGTTGAGCGGCGACGGCAGACGGGTCGAAGGTGAAGCGGGCCACACGGAGCAGACCGAGACCGTCGGCAGCGCCCGTCAGCTCGTCGCCAAGCTCCGTTTCGCTGTCAACAGCGCCGGCTGCGATCTGAGCGGTATCGACCGCATCATTGGCGATCGCGACCGATGCGCCCACCGGAATGTGAAGGACGTTGATTCGCTCCGTCGCGTTCGCGCCGACGGCCTCCAACGCGATACCGAAGAACGCGTCCATAGCGGTGGCCACGTTGTTCAGGTTGACCGCGCCCGTGCCTGTGCCGGTGTCGTGGTAGTAGATCGGGGCTCCGACGGCGATACCGCCACCGTCGTCATCGTCGACCACCAAGTCCCACACCTTGCCGGTGAAGTCGACCGTGGTCAGGGTCGCGGCGTTGCCGCCTTCGCCCTCATCGGTCAGGGCCACACCCGTCAGCTGCCCGTAGCGCACGGGGGCGCCGCTTACGGGGGAGGCGGGGTGCGAGCACGCGACCGAGAGGATGTTCTCTGCGTAGACTTCTGTAGTAGCCATCTGCTACCTTCCTTTGGCCATCGCGGTGGCCTGCTCTTCGCTGTAGCCCATGCTGCGGTAGGATTCCGCCAGCCGGGCCTCAACGGTGGACGTGTCGTCTTCGGGCTCGTCGGAAGCACCCATGCCGCGGATGCGGCCGGAGCCGGTAACGCGCGCCAGGTAGTCGACCTCGGCCTTGACGGCTTCCTCGACCTTGGTCTTGTAGGCGTCCTTGTCGAGCGCGCCGTCCGTGACCACAGGGGACTTGCTGAGCGATTCCAGCAGGCGCGCATGGGTCAGCTCAGGCAGGTCGGCGGGCAGGGTCTCCGCTACGAAGGCGCGAGCCTCGGAGAGGATCTGTCCTTCCCGCAGTCGCGCGAGTTCGGTCTCGCGTTCCGCCAGGGCTGTGGTCAGCTCCTGGGTCTTGGCCTCAGACACGGCGAGCGCGTCGCGGGCCTCTTTGAGTTCCTGTTCATTCGCCATGTCATCCTCCAAGTATGTGGGGCGTAGCTCTTCGGTCCGGGGAGCCCGGGCCGCTTCAAAGAGGGAGAGAATCTGTCCGCCTGCTCCGGCGGCTGTTACAACGTCGACGCTGCGTGCGGCGACGAGTTCGGAGATGATGGGCATGTTCACGCCGTCCACCTCGCCCATGGCGGCGCGGCCGGAGGCCACGATGCTCATGCCGATGTGAGGGGCGAGCTCGGCCACGGCGTCGCGATAGGGGCTGAACACCTCGAGGTCGGCGTACAGGCCCGGACCAGCGGCCCCGGCGGCCTCCCAGCGGGCGTCAGAGGCGAGCGTACCGGCCAGGTCACGGAGCGAGCGCTCGGGGCGTTCGGATTCTTCCGTGGCCGTGGGATGATCCCAATAGCTGTGCAGGCCCTTACGAAATACCAGCGGGCCGTCACGCTCCAAGACTTCAGCCGGGTAGTAGCCGCTGGACCCACGTCCCGGAGAGATGATCTTGATGGGCACGGTTCCGTCGCGCCGGACCGATGCCTCAATGAGCGGCACGCATTCGCCCACGATCTCGGCTTCGGTGACACCCACAGGCTCGGCCACCACGTCCCACACAGTGCGACGCTGCACCACGGTCATGTCGTCGCCGAGCGTTACCTCGCCTTCGGCGGCGAGCGTGTAGCTCACGCGGTGGTAGGCGGGGGGCGCAGCTGTCTGGCCGTCCTTGGCCTTCGGTTCCACCTCGTACACCACGGAATCGTCGTAGACGTCAGCCAGCCACACGTAGGCGTCCGGGTGCCGCATGCGTATCTCGGTGCGCAGGGCGTCGTGGATGTCGGAGTGGGAGAGTTCGGCCTCCAGGAGCATCTTCAGTTGCCGCTCAAGCTTTCGACCCATGGGGCCTCCTTCAGGCTTTCTTGTCTGGCGCGAGTCGCGTGAGTCCGGCACAGCGACAGGCCGGGTGTTGCAGGGGTCGGTCCTTGCCGCTCGGGTAGGGGTCGGCCAGAGGAATCCAACCGGCGGCTTCGTTGGCGAGACACTCGGCCGACACCCTGGAGTCACCCACTGAAAGCCACGATTTCTCCATATCCAGGCCCGCGGCTGCCAGCTCTTGGCCCACCAGCATGTTCCCGTGCTCGTAGGCTTCGCCGGCCTCGGTCGTGGCAATGAGATGCGCCCGACTCCGAATGTGCTTCTGTGGCTTTCCGACGCTGAAGCCGTCGTAGAGCGTCTTTAGTTCCTTGGCCGTACGGTTGTAACTCCACCCCTCGTCGACAGCCTGCGTCATGATGGTCCGCACTCGAGACCGCGTCGTGTCGTTGATGCCTTTGACCAGATCCGCCCCGTGGTCCTCCAGGTAGGCTTTCGCCGCCGGGTGTTTGAGGTCGAAGGCGATCGTGGTTTTCAGATCGGCCATGCCGACCCGCAATCCGGCCTCGAGGGCCTGCCGGGCGATGGTTGATATCGGCCCTTCGAATACGGAGAGCGTCTCAAGCTCCGCCTGGGTGAAGAGCTGTTCCCAGTCCGGGGCCTCGCTCGTGCCTTCCCGGAGAGCCTCCGCCGTGGGGAAGCGGCCCGTCTGCGTGGCCAGTCGCGCGAGAAACGCCTTGCCCTGCTGTCGGAAGGCGTTGCTTAGTTTCCGGTCCCCCACAAGGATCGTCTTAGCGAGCGCCCGTGTCCGGCGACGGTGAACCGCGAAGGAGAGAGCCGCCCGCGTGGCCTCAAGCAGACGCGCCGGCAAGCTCCCTCACCGCCTCTTCCAGATCCCGGAGTGTCTCCACCATGGCGGCCTCAACGGCTTCACCCGCGGGCGTCCCCGGTTCCGGCAGCGCGTCCAGGAGTTCGTCGATATCGTCCTGACCCAAAGCCGAGAGCACCATGCGCGCAACGGTCTGCATGTCCATGGTGCCCGCCAGAGCCTTCCCGTCCAGGGTGGCGCCGGTGACGATGGCTTCGAGGTGCGCCGCGATGTCGCCCTCCACCACGGGGGGGAAATCCACGTCCGTCTGCAGGTCTTCCTCTGGTATCCCCACGCGCAGGGGGCCGCTCGGGGCTTTGCGCGCCCACTCGATGGCGTAGTCGACCAGCGCGGTCAGGGTGTCTATCCAGAGGGTTTGCCGGTCGGAGAACTTCAGCTCAGTTGGACGGTCGAGACTCTTGGCCGTCGCGACTGTGCCTACGGAAGCGTCGCCGTAGAATGTCTCAGGCAGTCCCATGGCGGCCGCCACCATCAAGAGGCCACGGCGCCCGTCTTCGGCCTTGGTGGTCGCCCCGGCCGTGCGGATGGGATCGAGGTCATTCCCGGGGGCCATGATGGCCGTGGAGCCGGTGAGCGGCGGCGGGTTTGAATCAACTCCCCCGCTCATGGTGGTACCGAGAGCCGCCTTGGCTCCGGCGACCGCGGAAGCCTGGGGCACCTTACGCCGCCAGGCGAAGCGCGCGTAGGCCTTGACGAGGCTGAACCAGTTCTCCAGGAACTCCTTGTAGGCCCGGGCCCAATCGATGGCCGAGTAAGCCTCGGGAAGGCCGAAGCGCATGTGCGCGAAGCCGCCCACCTTGACGTGACAGACCGGGCTCTCCCACAGTACGGGCTTGCCGTCGATGGACTTGAGGCGCGCCCCGCCCGTGGGTTGGTAGCGCCAGTCCGGGTAGTAGGCGGTCTGTTGCCGGTCACGGTCGAAGCGGCCGGACGATGTGTCGAACTTGGCCGCCGTCCACACCCGCTTGTAGTACCAGGGCTCCTTGCGGTACTCGGGATTCATGATGATGTCGTCGATCTCTTCCACGGGGATGGAGGCCACGCGGACCGCGCCCGTCGAGATATTCGGGAACAGCGCCAGGAAGACGTTCCCGGCGGCGCCCAGCTCCACCTCTTTCAGCCCCAGCTCCTGGTGGGAGAACTCAGCCCGGTTGGCCTCGAGGAAATCCTGAACGACGGCGTTCACGTCTTCGTTCTTGGCCTTGATCGAGACGCCTTGCCCGAACACGTAGAGGCGGGAGAGTTCCACTGAGCGGTTGATCAGGGGGTTCTTGATGTAATGGATGCGACAGAGCTGGATGATGCGCGCCAGTCCCGCCCGGCTGAACTCGTCGGCGCCTTCGATGGAGAGCCGCGTCCAGTTCATATCCTCAAGGGCCAGCTCCAGCTCGGCCAGACGCTCCTGCAGGAACTCGGTGTTGTCCGCGAGCTGCCGGTTCTCCTCGCGGAGATCGTCAACGGCGGAATCAGCTCCCCGCAGGGCGTCCAGGAATCCCATGCTCACCTCGCGCTAGTAGGGTGATATTGCGTACGGCTCTTCCCACGTCACGAAGCCCGGTCCCGCATCCGGCTCCGGAGCCCAGAACGCCTGAATCACGGCGTCGGCAGAGTCAGTGGAGCGGCCGATGCGCTTGCGGATATCGTCCTTGGACTCGACCTGAATACGGCCGCCGGAGGTCACCCGCCAGTGGGGCGCAGTCAGATCTCCGGTCAGGAGATCGTCAGGCGGTAGCTCGATCTCAAAGCCGTTCCCGGGGTCCAGCAGCTCGCGCATAGTCCACCAGGCGGCGCTCCGTTTGTTGACGTAGCCAAGTTCGCCGGACATATCGGTCCGCGGCGTCCCCTCGCCTGCGTTGAACGCCTCCACGGGAAGCCGCATCTCCCGCAGCCGGTCCACAACCCCGGCGCCGATACCGATCACGTCCACAACGGCATAGCCGCTGCCTGCTCCTTGCAGCACGCCTACCACCCGGCCTGTCGTGGCCATGGTGTCCTCCAGGTGGCTATGACGTAGCTCTTCGATGCGGCGGCCGTAGCGGGGAGCAATGACCGTGAAGTCAGCGCCGCTGCGGGCCACATCGACCCCGCAGCAGGTGAAAGGTGCGCGCGGCTGCGTCCGGTTGGCCTCCCAGCGGGCCATGGCCGCTTCGACCCAGGCGAGCGGGATCACGCTGTCTTCGTCGCTGCTACAGAATTCGCCCAGGACACGGTTCTGGAACACAGCCGAATCGCGGCCCCACTGCCGTGCCCGCTGCTCCACCCACTCCGCGCTCACGCGCTCGGCGGCGATGGCCTCGTCCAGAGTCACGTGCCGGACCCACCAGTCCTCGTAACCCGCGGCCCGGCGCTGGATGTCGTAGAAGCGTCCTGCGGGCTCCCCGGGCGTGGAGACGGCCAGCGCCAGAGCCTCAAGCGCCGTATCCCCCCCGGCGCCGGAGAACGCGCCCTCGGCGGCGTCCCAGGTGTCCGGTGGGATGGCCTTCGACTCATCGAAGAGGTAGAGGATGTGGTCGGCGTGGGCACCCTCGATCAGTGCCGGCTGATTGCTGGCAACGGCGGAGGCGGCCCCGGAGGCCAACTTCAGATTCAGGTGCAGGAGCTCGTTGTCCGTGAGCGGCGGGCGCCCGAGCACGTCAAAGCGCAGGAGGCGCGCCCACTTGTGGATCTCTGGCCAGAGGTAGACCTCGAGCTGCCGCCAGGCGGAGGCGGTCGTGATGATCTTCCAGTCTTCGCCGTCACGGGTGAGTCCGAACCATAAGACGATCCACGCGGCCAGCGCCGTCTTCCCCAGCCCGTGGGGACCCCGTACCGATACCCGCCTCCGCTCGGGGAGCGCCGCCATGATCTCCAGCTGATAGACCGTCGGGTGCTTGCCTTCCGGCCAGCGGATGCAATCACGGAGGAAGCCGACGGGGTCGGACCAGTAGCGGCGCACGCCGGATGATCTACGTTTCCGGGCCTCCAACGTCGCCAGTCGCTCGCGCTGGTCCCGGAGCACCTGGAGGCGCGCCCTCTTCTCCCTCTTCGTCGCTCTCAAGTTCCGCCTCCAGACGCGCTATCTCGGCGTCGATGGCCTCGACGGTCACAGCGACGCGACTGGAAGCCCGGCCCTCGAGCGTCTCCACCAGTTCCGAGAGATCCTTGACGGCGCGCGCCGCGACGGCCGGCTCCACGTAGCCCACGAGTTGGGGGTGGTTGCTTGTGATGCACTCCACCGTCCTGCGAATCTGGAGTGCCAGCAGGCCCATGGCGTCATCCCGGAGCTCGGCCAGACGTTCGGCTGCCTTGCGCTGCACCTGCTTCGCGGCAGCACCGTGGCTTCGACACACTGTGGCGCCACGTACCGGGTACTTCTTGCAGGGCTTCCCGGTCCGTGACGAATGGGCGGTGCAGCGTCGACTCTCGCTCATGCACCCGCCTTCTTCCGTTCGTGGTATCGGCGCCGTTCGCGTTCCCGGTGGCACGCCCGGCAGTGACGGTCACCGTTCGGGCGGATGTGGAGGTTGTCCCCGGCGTAGGGGTGGCCGTGTGGGCAGTGTGTGCGCAGGGCCGGTGCGACGCCTTCGCTCTGCTGTCGCTCCCACTCTTGGCGGCAAGGGCGGCAGCGTTGAATGCCGTCACCCTCGACGTAGATGTTGTCGCTCGTCCACTGGTGTCGACCGGCCCGGCATCGCCCTGCCCCGTTGCCTTGCCTGCCGCGGGCGACATTCTCGGCGTGGGTCACCGGCTCAACGTGCCACGGGTTCGCGCAGTGGCGCACCCGGCAAAGGTGGTCGAGTTCGAGCCCATCGGGGACGGGCCCAAACACATGCTCGTAGGCGAACCGGTGCGCGATCGTCCACCCTTCACCGCGTCGGCCTCGCCCAATGCGCCCGTAGCCCGCCGGGGTTCGGGAGGCTGTCCAGCGCCAACAGCCGTTGTCATCGACCTGGACCTTCGCGAGAAACCGCGCAGGGAGCGCATCGACCGTGTGCGGATCGGGGGAGGGCGGGTAGTGGCCCTCAAAGTCGAGGCCGGACCGGCGTGATCTGGTAGCGTTATCCATGTCATCACCTCGTAATAGGTGGTGGCCACGGCCCCGGACGTTGGCGCGTCGCGGGGCCACTTCGATCTGTTCCAAGTCTATCGTCCACGGGTTGTATCATCTATAGGTTTCAGACAGTGCCGCCGGGGATGGCCGGGTTCTTACACCGCTCGCCGTTGCGCTTCTTGGTGGCCTTGCACTGTAGGCGGTCCACGACGGGCACCTCCTCAGTACCTCTGCTTATCGAGGGTCAAGGTACTCACGGGAGTCTCGCTCCCGGTGGTTTGTTGCCGCACTTGGCGGCGTCGGTGGGTCTTACGGCTTTTCGTCCTACCACCGCAGGGTCCGGGCAATAGAAAAGGCCGGCATCCGCCGACCTCGGGTGATAGCTTCGCTATTCTGAGCCAGTATGGTGTACCGTCGAGTTAAAGTCAAGCGCCACCAGCGTTCTGCATCCGCCCCTGTCGGATTTCTTTCCCAAGAAGAACCGCCCGGATCGTCGTCTTGGAGCAACCCAACTGCTTGGCAATGGCATGGTAGGACAGCCCTTCGATGCGTAGTTCGATGATGTCTCTATCCTTCGGACCCACCGTCCGCGTTACCACCGGCGGCTCCACCATCGGCAGCCACCCATCGCACTCTTTGGCCAGCCACTCGCGCCCCGCCTTCTCCCAGTCCTTCCTGCGTTCCGTCTCGAACCTGTCCCAGGGTTGGACATGCACCCAATACAGCGCCGAGTGCCAGTGGGGGTTGGCGACGGTGAGCTCCTGCAGCAGACCATCGAGTTGGTGCAGTTCCTCATACTGGTGCCACAGTCGTTCCCACTCGCGTATCCATGCTTCTTCGCGAAGATCACAACGTCGATCGAAGTCGGGACACACCGGACAGCGCCCATCACAGTCTGGCTCCGGCGGTGGCGGGACGTATCCCTTTGGCGGGGGTTCGTAGGTGCTCTCCCATTGGGCACGCGGGACGATTGAACCGTGTTTGTCGAGATGGGCTTCCATGAGTGGGAGCAGGTGGATGAGGGCGGCTGCGTTGTGGGCGATGCGCTCAGTCATGGGCGGTCCTGACCAGATACCACTGCGTACCCATCCGCCTCGCACTAACGCGGCCTTGCAAGCCGGGAGTGCGAGAAATGACCGAGTGCAACGTACCGTCGCCATTAACTCCCGGCGCTGAATCGGACAGCACGACTGCTTCGTAGGGCGATGCAAGAAACGCGAAGGCCACCTCGCGAGCGCTCTTGCGAGGTGGGTCTGGTCGCATCCGTGGTCCGGGTGCCTCTACCGGTTCCCAAAAGCTGCTAGCCCATTCCCACGATGCCTCATAATCGACATCTACGCGGGCCAAATACACATGGTCACCGGACACGTGTACGCTGACACCCAAATCTGGTTTGCGTCTCAGCGATTGGTAGTATGTTTGCCTGCAATCCCGCGGACTTGGATAATTCCCGACCACCTCTTGCCCAAGCCTGACTATGAGCAGGCCGCTTTCTACGAATGCACGGATCACGACTAGGGGACTCTGCCATGGGAATGGCTTATCCTTGCGTCTCACAACTCCACCGCCTCTCTGGATTCCATGATGGCTGCGATCTCGGGCACCGTCTCCAACTCCACCGACGCCTGTCCATTGCCGCTCCCCATGGGCAGGTAACCGAATTCCCGGCGTCCGGTGACGCAGACGCGCAGTGTCCGGGTGTGTGCGGTCGGGGTTGGTGCGTGAGAACGGAGGGCAGCGATTAGAGCGTCCGCCGCCTTCATAGCCGCATCTCCCGGGATCCCTGCCTGGCCAGTTCAGCCGCCTCACGCATCTGTTTCCGGATGGCCTCCTTCTCCTCAGGCGTCAGTGGCGGGGGTGGTGGCTCCGGTTCCACAGGTTCCCGTGGCTCCGGCGTCTGCAGGTGCAGCTGCTTGACGAAGGCTTGCAATGCGCTGCGCAGGTTGGTCTCCACCGCCCCATCCAGGGCCTTCATCCGGAGCTGCTGTATCGCCTCCGCCAGATCCGCCCGGGGGAAGGCGGCGCCGAGCGTGGCGAGGTCCGCCCGATCGTCTGTGGGGCTGCGCATCCAGCCCGGGACCTCCCACAGCTCGAGTAGCAGGGCGTCCATGGGGTCGTCGTCATCGATGGGGTCAGGGGTCGCCGGGGTTTCCTCCGGGGGTTGATCATCAATGCTGCTGCTGCGCTCTTCGGTGGCTGACTCCGCCTCGCGCGCGACGGCAGCAGCATCTTCTTTAGGAAGGTCTGTCCTGTCTGTCTGTCCTGTCTGTCTGTCTGTGGCCCCACACGTGTCTTGCACGTGCGCTGCACGTGCGCTGCACGTGGTGTCCACGTGTCCAGAACTGGCCTCCTCTGCAGCCGCCTTTTCGGCCTCCTTCCGCTCCTTTTCTCGAGCCTCACGCATGCGCTTCGCGTTGGCTTCGCGACGTCGGTGGAGCTTCTCTCCGTAGTCTCGCCAGTCGTGCAGATGGAGTCCATCCATGAACCCCGCATCCTGCAGGCCCTTGATGAGTTTCTTGGGGTCTCCGTCGTACTCGATACCATCGGCCACGTCCGCCGGGTCGAAGTCGGAGAGGTCGCCATCGGGTGCGTAGTCCATCGCCCACCACCAGAGACAGTGCAGCAGTCCCAGTGTGGCGTGCATGTCGATCCCGAGGCCGCGGGAAAGCCGCCGGCGCTTGGGATGCTCCCGCAGCGCAGCGTGGGACTCGATCCACTCAGCCATTCGCTTCCTCCGCCGTGAGTGCCCGTGTAGCCAGTAGCAACCGACCGTCCTCTCCGGGGAACGTCTGGCGCACCCACGTCTGAAAGTCGACGTCCCCCTCGGGCCAAGCGTTCTCCCCGAGGGCCACTTTCGCCAGCTGTCCCGCTTTCACGACTTCGTAGACGGCCTCCGCGTAAGGCTCGTCGAGATTCACGATGATGTACAAACGCCCGGGCTTTAGTTCCTTCCTCACGTCCCCTCCTCACACCGGCACCCGCCGGCGCATCTGATCTCCCCACACCACCGGCACGTAATCCGCGCCTCGGGCCAGTTGTGGGTACCACCACAGAGCGAGCAGACTCCCGTCAGCCTCCCCAGGTCCTCCGGCACCTCCTTCGCGATCTCCCGCCTCTCCCGCAGGGCCCGAGCCCGGGCGGCGCTCCGTCCGACGTGGCGGATCATGGGGTCACCGCTCTCTCCCGCGCCACCTCTGCCGCCGCGAGAGCGAGGATGGGCCAGCCGTCGGCGCCGAGGCACTTGCGGCGGGGTATGCTGTAGTGCAGGTCGCAGTTGCAACATGCGGGCTTGCCACTCCAAGGGGTAAATGTGTCGTAAGGCTTGAAGGCATCCCCGCCGCACGGCATGTCGATGTTCACGGGCCTACTCATCGGTCGCCTCCAGGGCGGCGAGGGCTTCTCTACCAGCGTCGAATGCGGCGTTACACAAGGCCAGGCGGGCGAAGAAGTCAGCCGACACGAATGGTCCCGCAGTTCTCTCTGCCTCATTCCATTTGCTGAACGCTTCAACTGCTAACCGCAGCTTCTCCACCTTCGCCTGCTCTTCGTAGAGGGCTTCCGCAAACTCCAAAACATACCCAGCCCACTTAGCATCTTCACCATGCCAGTTCTCAACCTTTGCCATCGCCAGTGTAATTAGGTGTGTTTTACGTTCCGGCGTCATTGCTCCACCTCCTCCACGTCATCGTCGGTGAGGTTGTAGGTGTCGATTGTGTTGCCTGTGTAGAAAGTGATTACACCGGGCTTCTCATCAAACTCCCGCGTGATCCGCCACTTGGGTTTGGGCGGGCCTTCCTGTAGCCATGCGATGAAGGCGGGGAGTTCCTCCAGTGGAATGCGAGCATCATTGGATATGAGGCATCGCACTGGGTTCGTCTTGCCTATCTTTCCCCAATACGTCGCCCCCGTTCCGCCTGGGTACCTCTTCGGGTTACTCATCGCACCTCCCCTGCTTCACTGATAGTCACGATCGTCATCTCCTTCGGCCCCACGATCACGCGGGGACTCTCCGTGTGCACCAGGTCATGGGTGTCATCAGGCAGGTAGCCACAGGTCACGAGCACGTCCTGCAGGTCCTTCCAGAGGGGTATCGAGAGGTTGTCGCCGTCCCGCCTGCGCTCCGTCGTTGCTACGACCACAGCGCGAAGCGTGATGGGTGTGTGCAGCGGCCGCGGACAGACGTTCCCCTTCTCTCTCAAGAGCGCCATCACGTCGCTCTGGAACGCCTGCCGGTGGCGCGCCTGCTTCGACCAGTGCAGGCGCATCCACGTGTTGAGTGACATGGGCTGGTAGGGCAGGGTGAGCACGTAGGTCACAACAGCCTCTCCTGTACATAACCCTCCACCACACCCTTAGCCTTCACTCCCACTCTCGCAACAAACTCCACTGGCGCCCACACCCCCGCCTCGATGTCGTCATAGAGCGCAGAACAGGCGTCTTCGGCTTCCTTGTGGGCGGCGTCGTCGGGGATACCCTCAACCTTGAATCGAACCCGCTTGGTGTTGTAGACCTCGCGGATGGTGAGAGTGATGAGGTCGTCGCTCACGAGAACTCGCCGAGGATAACTCCACGCTTCTGCGGAGCGCTTCTCGCGAACACCAGTTGCCGCTCCGACTCAGCCAAGATGCGATCGACCACCACGGGAACCACGGCATATCCCAACAACCGTAGCCGTCTCAACTCTGACTCTGAAAACCAACTGTAGAGTTGGTTGAGAGTTCTGAACCCACACCCCATCCACTCGCCGTGCATCCTCTCGTTGAGTAAGCCGAGTCCGAACTCTTCCATCCACGTAGGCTGCCCAACGCCATCCCGATCGGGGTCTATCCATGTTGCGCTGAACCCAGGTTTGTATGGACCCCGCCCCTCTCTGTCTTGTACGCGGTAGACGATCAAGCCGCTCATGCCTGCAACCATTTCCGCAATCTCTCATCCTCTTCCCGCGTCACCTCATACCTCCCGAACTTGCGCGCGTCGGCGCTTGACGGTGAGAAGCCCCAGATGGCGGCCAACTCGCGGCAGGTGAACTCTTCGAGGATGTGTTCGATGGGGCGGAAAAGGAGTTCCTCGTTGGTGTAGAGACGGCGACGGCGGGACATGTCACGCGTCCCCGTCCACGTACTCGAACTCGATGCGGTTGACCCACGCCAGGTGCGATAGATTCGGATCGAAACCGTTGGCACGACAGAACATGTCGATGAAGCCGTTGGGCGTCAGTTCGGGAAACCCCTCTCTAGCGCACTCTTCCGAGCCGTACTCAAAGAACGTATCGAGCGGCTCCCAATCCACCCGGAGCACCCGTATCACCCCCAGCCGCACGACCTTCTCGCCCTTCCTCAGCCCCTGCGCCTTCTCCACCGCGCACAGCAGTGTTCCGGGCTTTAGGTGCCACCAGGCTTGCCGCCGGGTGACGGTCTTGGTGCGATTGCGGATAGCATCAGGCGTCATGCTGAAACTCATGTTTCTCACTCGTCACTCCATATCCCGCCCGTGACGTGAAGCGCCGCCACGTCGTCAACCGCGATCCCGGGGAGGCCTTCTTTCTCCCACCAGGTCATCTTGTCGTCCCCTGCGCCCACGCTCCGTTTCTTCCAGCCGGTGCCGAGCTTCTTGAAGTGGCCCGTCACCGCGCACTCGACAACCGCGCCCACCTCGAGGTCGCCGTCGAGCAGCTCCAGGAAGCGCCCCACGCTCATCTCAACGCTGCCCGCGAAGGCCAGTTTGACCATGGGGATGTCCTTGCGCTTGACGGGCGGGAAAACGGTGTCTGAGAGGGTGGGTTGCACGGGCATGGTGACGCTCACGCCGCCGGACTCGAGTGTGATGGTGGACTCTTCCATGGGTTCCTCCTTCGGCCCACAGCGGTAACAGGGGCTCGTGTCGGTTCGGATTCCGGGGTGGGTGGGGCAGGTTGCCGCGCGGCTCACCTGCGGCCTCTCTTGTAAGCACGTCCTCCGAGTCCCCCTTGATTTGCGTAACGGCTTAATTCGCCGAAGATGAGGCAGAGGCCCTTCGCCCCAAGATTGGGGACCCACATCAGGTCACGCACGGTGGCGTCGAGCAGTTCGTCGATCGTCTCGATGCCCCCCCGGGATAGGGCACCCCAGACTTGTGTGGGCTCGTCCATGCACAGGTGCTCTAGGAGGTAGTCTGCCGCGGCGTCGCCGCACTCATCGCGGATCTCCTCGACAGCCTCGAGAATGTCCGCCTTGATCCGCTCATAGACAGCCCTTTCGCTCACGCCACCACCTCCACTCTTGATAGCCCGTTCTCCCCGCGGCTCACCACGATCTGCTGAGGCATGGCATCTTTCAGGTCGTCGTAATGAGTGAGCAACAAGGTGATACCGAAACTCTCGCTCATGCGCTCCAGGATCCGCGCTAGGTGCGCGCGGCCGGGGGCGTCGAGCCCCTCTGGCTCGTCGACAATCAATGTCGATACCCTGGCCCCTGAGCGGTGGGAGAGCAGCTGCGCGAGCCCCAGTCTCATGGCACTTGCCACCCGGTAGCGCTCGCCTCCCGAGAAGGTCTCGAAGGGCCTCCAGTCCTCCCCGTCGTAGACGATGATTTCCAGGGAATCCCGGGCTCCGGTCTTGGTGTCCTTGGTACTCTCGAAGCGCAGGGCCAGCGATCCTTCGTACAGGCTCAGCAGCTCGTTGACTTCCTTCTCGAGCGCCAGGAGCACGTTGCCGACAATGAGCGCCGGCACGCCCCACTTCGAGAACGCCTTGCGCAGAAGCTCCGCGTCCGCCTGCTCCTGCTCCAGGCCCTTCGCCGCGGCCGCAATATCCGTCAGTGCCTCCCGGCTGGGGGCCAGCTGCGCGATCTCCCCCTCGATACGGGCTACCGCTCTGTCGGCCTCCGCGTGTGCCTCCCGGGCCGACTTCAGCGTCGCCTCAACACTCTGCACCGCGTGCTCTGCCGCACGTAACGAGCCGGTGGCGCCCTGTGCCGCGCTGGCGGCCTCGCGGGCCTTGGTGAGGGCGTCTGCTAGGGCTGTATCCTCAAGGGCCGCACAGGCGCTCTCAACGTCGCGCTGCACCTCCGCCAGTCGCTCTTCGAGGACGGTGATCTCAGCCAGGCGGGCGGGGATCTCTGCGAGTTTGGCAAGTTCGCGCTCCACGTTGTCCAGCCTGCCTGGATCGTGCATCAGTCCGGGCACGGCGGCGAGCTCGGACTCGGCTGCTATCAGCTCCTCCCGCCGCTCCTGGCCCCGGTCCTGAGTGGCTATGAGGATCACGCCGACGTCGGCCAGCTCTAGGGTCTTGGATTCGACGGCGTCGATTGCTGCGCCCTCACGTTTGATCGCCTCTGTCAACTCAAGGCCCAGGCTGTCCAGTGTGGCGGCCAGAGCCGCGTCTGCGATCTCCTGTCCGCAGCGGTCGCAGATCGGCGCCTGGGCATCCTGGATGCTGCGTATGCGGTTGCGAAGGCCTCCGGTCGTCCTGGTCGCTCTCTCTTGGGCCGCGCGAGCCTCGGTGCACTCGTCTTGTACCGAGCGCTTGCGCCGTTCTGCCTCGCGGTATTCATGCGTCGCCTCGTCGAGCCGGGCGCGCGCAGTGGTGAGCGCCTGGTCTAGTCGCCGCCGCTCCGCTTCTGTTGCCTGGTCTTGCTCCCGCTGCTGGCGTTCGAGATCCCGGATCGCCTCCAGGTCTGCCCGCGTCGCCAGTCGTGATTCCAGATCGACGCGATCGGAGACCCGTCGCCCCAGCCGGTCCCGTTCTTGAGTAAGCTCTTGCTCACGCGCTTCCAGGTTCGCACGGTGGTCGGTCAGCCTCGTCAGCTCGGCCTCGGCCCGCTCTATGCCGGCGGCATTCTCTCGGGCAAGGACCCGCACGGCGTTGGACTCAAACAGCTCCCGCTCGCGGTCCTCTGCGCGCTTCGCGTAGGTGTTCCGCTCGCCGCTCGCGAACAGCAGCGCCTCCTCCTTCTCTGCGAGTCGCCCGACCTCCCCTTCCAACCGCTCGACGTCCCGCCGGGCCGCCTCGAGGCTCGTCTTGGCTGAGTCGGCCAGTGTCTTGAAGTGCTTCTCGATCGGGCTGTACTGCTCGTCGAGTCGGAGGATGGAACCGAGGGACTCGAGTCGCTGAGCGGGGCGCAACGCGAAGAAGGAGCCCGCGTCACCCTGGCTCACGATGGCCGTCTGCAGCAGCGTGTCCTCGTCGCAGCCGAGGATCTGCCTCACCCGCTCCTCTGTGTCCCGAGCCCCGGTGCCCTCCGCCGCCCACAGTCCGCTATCGTCCTGGCGAGCGAGCTCCAAGGTGCTCTTGCCGGATCCCCGGGAAGACCGCGTCCGCGTGAGCCGGTAGGTCTCCCCGCCAGTGGAGAAGGTGAGCGCCACCCGGCACTCCTCGCAGCCCTGGCGGATGAACTGGTCGAGGTTCCGCATGGTGCGCGCACCAGTTAGCGCAAAAGCGATCGCCTCCAGGATGCTGCTCTTCCCGGCGCCGTTCGGTCCGACCACCGAGGCCAGCTGCACCCCGGAGAGGTCGAGTTCGGCGTCCTGGTAGCTCTTGAAGTCGTGAATCTGTAGAGACTCAACCCTCATGGTAGTGCCCTCCTGCGACCTTGACGGCCAGCTCGAACGCCTGCAGCATCAGCTGGAAGTCCTCCTGGGCGCTTGCCCTAATGCTCATGGGCACCTGGTCGGTGCGCTCTTCGAAGCGGTCCACTTCCTCTGCCAGCTGATAGAGGATGCGCCGGCCGTCCGGGGTCAGTCCGGGGATGGCGTCGATGGCGTCGAGGCGGGGTTGATCGAATGTGATTGGCGTGGGAGTCATTTCGCCCGCTCCTCTGCAGCGTCCTCGCGGACGTACTTTCGCTGCAGCCAGATCCTGTCGCCGCGCTTTAGAACGCGTACAGGGAAGCTGCCGCGACTGACAACCGAAGCCATCACGCTGTAAGCCCCTTTCCCGCTCTGTGCGCGCGTGTCCTCATGCCAAATCCACTCGGCCAGGTCGTCGCCGGACTCGAGGAACGAGTAGAGAATCGCTTGGATGGAACCTATGTGCGGGAGGTCACTCCTAGCCGCAGGTCGAATACTCATGCCGTCACCGCCTCCACCGCGTCCTGTACCAGCCGGTCCAACCGCTCCCGCTGCGCTCCCGTGAGTCCCTGCCCGTCCGCGTACTCCTGCCAGCCCGTGAGCGCGTCCGTCTCCTCGGAGAGGGTGGACTCGCGCTCGGCGACCGTGTGCCGCAGCGTGGCGATGGGGCCGTGGACCTTGAGGGCGCCGCCGGCGTAGAGCGCGCGCCGGATCCCGGCGTGGTCGACGGCCCGGGCTTCCTCGGGCGTGACTTCGTAACGGACCCGGACTATGGCGCCGGGGAGGGAGCCGTTCAGGCTGGAGAGCTCAGACTCCCAGGCGGTCGGCTCCGCAAGTTCGAGGTCCACGAAGGGGCGGGGGGAACTGGAGCGCCACGTCACGTTGTAGTCGTCCTCGATGCCAGGGTCGCCTTCGTTCAGCTCAACCAGCCACCAGCCCTTGTCTTCTGTCGCTTCAGCGAAGTCGGTGCGCTCGATCGAACCCGAGTATCTGATGCGACCGTCCCCTCCCGTCGCGTCTAGGATTTGAGCTCGGTGTAGGTGGCCCCACGCCTGGTACGCGAACGGCAGCCCCCGCAGTTCACTCAGCGGCAGCACCGGCTCCCGGAAGAACGCCGTGCTGCCGGCCGCGCCGACCACCGACCCGCCGATGGAGCCATGGGCGACCAGGAGCGAACCGAGCGGCCCGGCCTGGGCTTCCGCCTCGGCCCCGAGCTTCCTGAGCACCGCGAGGGAGAGATCGACGATGCGCTGGTTCTGCTCGTCGAGGGTCAGCTTCTCGAACTCGGGGTCGGCAGCCGCTAAGTGTGCCCGCGACGGCCAGGGAAAGCAGGCGATGGGAAGCCAGTGGTCGCCGCAAAGGAATGGCACCACGGTGGGCTGGTCTCGAAGTTCGACTCTGGTGTGGCAGTAGCCGTGGAAGATCTCCAGTGCGTGCGTTCGGCCCGGCTGGCGGGGCATGTCATGATTGCCCGTCACCCCTATGACGCTGATATCGGCGTTGCAGAGCACGTCCAGCCCATCCCGAAACGCCTGCTGCTCCGTGGGCGTCGGCTTGCTGTCTCGAAACGCGTCCCCGGCGAACAGCACCAGGTCGACGCGCTCGGCCACCATCTGCTCACACGATCTGACCCAGGCATCCCGGAAGTCACGCAGGCGACTATTCACGCCGCCGCGGTCTTCGTCGCCGAGATGCCCGCCCGAGCCAAGGTGCGGGTCTGCGACGTGGGCGACGCGGAGGCTAGAACTGGACGTCATCGTCGTCACCCCCCACCGCGTGGCCCCAATACTTCAGCCAGGCTTCAGCTGCCGTTCCCCATTTGGCGGATCCGGAGGCGAGCAGCGTCTCCCGCACGTAGTCCGGGCGCTCGCGGGCCACCTCAGAGATGAGTCGGCCCTTATGCTCGCCGCTCGGGATCTTGGGATCGGTCTCCGGCCGGTCGCCGAAGGTCTCCGGTTCGTCCGGCAGGATCTCGCCCGTCTCCGGGTCGACGCCCGCGGGTGGTTCTTCGTGTTCGGTCGCGTCGACGTCGATGGGCTCAGTCTCAGCGGGTAGAGCCTTCGGTCCGTAGAGCAGCCCGGTTGCGTGCTCGCCGCCCGTGAAGAGCATGCGCAGGATGTTGGGATCGCTGGTGTCCGGCGTGAAGGTGGTCGACACCACCAGGAAGGGCCGGGCTATTTCATCGGGCCCATACTTGCTCTTCAGCGTGAGAACCTGCCGGTAGGCCCGCAGGCGGGCCTTGCTCTCGGTCATGGGCAACCGGAAGCGTTTCACCCGGCCGTACCAGTTGTCGTTCCACCACTTTGCCCGAGCGGACTCGCCCTTGGTGGCCCATTCAGGGATGCTCCCCTCGAGCTGGGCCTTCTCGTCTTCCTCGATCCACTCGCGCGTTCCGCTGGCGGTCTGGTAGGTTCCGTCCGGGCGACGCACCCGGCAGTGCCAGGTGACGCGCACGTTCTGGTCACGCGCTCCGAAGTAGTGGATCTCGGGCGCGAGGTCCTCGATCCCGGCCTGCTTGCCGATCACGTCCAGGGCACGCTTGCTGAGAGCGTAGGCGCCGGGCTTCGCCGCGTAGTTGCCGCTGGCCGCCTTCGGCTTCTCGATCTCGTAGAAGTCCCCGCCGGCCGGTGAGCTGTCGAGATTGACCACCGAGATCGAGGGCGTGAAGTTCCGATCCGCCTGCACCAGCGTCGCCGCCGGCGCGAGCACGTTGTAGCTCTCTGCCAGCTGCGGGCTGGACAGGTCGATCATGAGAGCGCCCCCGGCCTCCCGCAGGATCCCGAGCTCGCTTGCCGCCTGCACCAGGGCCCGCTCCTGCGGGCGCACTCGTTCGAGGGCCTGTCCCGCCTCCTTGGTCTTTGCTGTTGCTGTCATGTCGTCTCCTCTGTTACAGTGTTACTGTGTGTGTGCGGGCCGCTTGAGAAAGCGGCTCGTGCCGTTTATGCGCCCGTGTCGTCACCTCCCGCAGATGCCCGTCAAGCACCCCGCTCGGGCCGCGCAGCTGCATCTCGTCCGCGATGTCCATGTCCAGGCTGTGCGCCGTCCTCAGCATCACTGTGCCGAGTAGCGCGCGCAGGCTCTCAAGACTCACCACGGGGCGATGTAGCTCCCTCCATGCCTGCGTGCAGAGAATGAGGGTCGCGGCGTCGTGGCGCTGTTCCTCCATCGCTAGGGCGCTGTTCTCCATCAGGCCGTCGAGGGTTGCGGTTAGGGCGTTGGCTGGTCGAGACATGTGTTCACACCTCCTTCCTCTTGGGTAGCGGTGAGGGCTTCACGCGCCACTTTGACAATGGCTCGTTGCAGATCGTCCTCAGGGAATGAGCAACCACCCTCAATGCGCGTCAGTACCTCTCGCAGCAGTCTCACCTTCGCCCGCTCGGTGTCCAGGGCAACGATGAGTGCCTGTGCTGGTTCCCATCCCGCCGCTCTCCGCCGAGGGGAATCCCCCATGTCCGAGGCGACTGATATCCGAAAGTAAACTCTTGCATCGGATTCTGACCAGCGTTTCACAACTCCACCCGCATGAGATCGAGGGCGATGACGCCCAGGTGATGGTCTATCCGTTCCAGTTGCCTGCGCAGTTCCGCAAACAGTGGGGGCCATTCTTCTACATCCATGTCAGCGGGGCCGAGCTTGGCGCTTTCTACTTTCTCCGGGCGCATAATGGGCTCCAACTTCTCGCGTATCGTCAGAGCCATCTTCTCGGAGGTTCCGCCAACCGTCTCGGCCAGCCTTAGAAGTTGGGCGGCTACTGGTGTGCGGGGCGTTGCGTTTGCGGATGGATATTCACTGCCAGCAACTTCGACGTAGCGGTCCCGCCGTGTTCCGTCGTCCATCTCACACCTCCGAATTATCCAAGTCGGCCAGGGCTTCGTCCTTCTCGTTCGACCGCTTCCAGACGGCTTTCTGCATCTTTGGAGTGACCTCGATGTAGCGCAGAGGCCACGCCTGCCGGTCGCCTTTCTCGTCGTAGCAGATCGTCGTCTCTCCGATTTCGGGAATGTGGTCTACGAGGTTGCGGGTGAGTTTCGCTATCCGCTCTAGCTTGGCGATGCGCTCGCTCACGGCACCGGCCACCGCGTGGCGCCCCAGTACCAGATCGCGAAGAGTGCGAGTGTGGTCAAGGCGGCGCCTATGCGCTCCCAGCGCCACTCACTCGGGGGTTGGTATCTCATGCCCCGCCCCGTCCCTGTCCGGCGCGGTAAGCGGCGAGTATGGCATCAGACATATACGCACCACGGGGGGTGTCTGGGCGCACCCAAGAATCACTCCGTGCTGTCTGTTCCTCCACCCACATCTCCACCCCCCCCCTGCTGACGATTCGCAGCCCGCTATGGTCCGGTGTTTGTTCGTTCAGCAGCACGTACTCCGTCTCCAACTCATCAGCCAGCGCGATAAGAGCGGTAGCAGCGGCGCGGATATCAGAAACGAGGAAGCTCCCGTGTGACACGGTGCGCCCACCGTTATCGTCATCCAGCGCGAGGTAGTGGCCCTCGGCAAAGAACCGCCGCTTGTGTCCATCCGACACGATGTACTCGCCCGGTTTTAGGTCACTCATGCCGCCGTCCCCCCTCCGCTCTGTAGTTGAGCTTCCACCGCGTCCCGACAAGAGCCTGGATGGACAATCATGGTGCCCAAGGCGTAGTTGAGCTTCACCCGCTCCCCACAGACGACACAGCATCCCGGCGCTCCACCTTTGTAGCGGAGGAGATAGTCCTGACGCGCCCGTCGCGCCTGCCGGCCAGCCTGAGCGGACGCGTTCCCCAGTGCCAAGCCGAAGAGGACGGCGGCTGCCATGATCACGAGGATCCCGATGACAAGGGCTACGGTCATCGAATCCCCCTCTCGGCGAGGAACGCCCACATGCCCACACGGTCGAACCAGGCCAGCGCGGTATCGGGGTACTGCGCTCCCGAGTACCACGGCCAGTACAGGCAGCGCCGGAAGTTCTCCGCGAAGTTCTCGCTCGGCGAATACCTCCACCAGTCGTACTGCGGCGCCACTCTCCATGTCGAAGGACCATAGCCGCGCGCCGTCAGTAGGGATTGCCATGCGGTCATCAGGCCGGGATGGGATATTTCGATCACGTGGCCGAGCTCGTGAGCGATGAGGGATGACCACGCCGGGTTCATGAGCGTGTTGCCGATGTCGATGCGGATATGCCCGTCGCTCTGCACAGACGTCTTCGCGCCGTTGCCGAACGACCAGGGCCGGATTGCGATCTCGAGAGAGGCCGGCAGGGCGCGCGCGATGGCAGGTTGCGACGCGATCACGTTGTGGATGGTCGCGTACCGTCCGTCGCTGTCGGGGCCTGTAATGGAGTAGGCAGATGCGGGGGCGGCTGCGAGTAATAGGATGGTGAGGGTTAGGGTGATGAGGCGGATCATGGGGTCACCAGGTCCAGCAGGCTGCGCAGGGCGTACCATTCGGGATTGATTAGGCGACCAATTGCGGCGGTCCCCTCTGTGGCCGTGCCGGTGGCAAGCGCGACGACCGCGCAACCCAAAGTAACGGTGCCAATCACCAGGACTATCGAGTGGCCCTCCTGCTTGTTGTAGTCGTACTCGCCTGCACCGTTCCAATCCTTCGCCCAGCGGTAGAAGCGCCAGGAAGCGAACAGAGCCACGGCCAAAGGTATCGGCCATACCAACCCCCGAATCGCCTCCACCTGCTGCTGCCGCACAGCGATCTCCCAGGCGGCCTCGCCACCTTGCCCCAGCTTTTCCATGAGCGGGGTCAGTGCCTCTTTGAGACTCTCTACAGTCGTCGGGTCCATCTCACACCTCCGGTCCGAATAGGGTTGGACTCCAACTCAGCGCCTCACGGCACAGTCGATACGCCCGCGCCCGTCTCAGGTTCGCCATGGCGCGGCTGCGGGCGGTCTGGATAACGTGATCCAATTCCTCCGGCGTGGTCGCCACGTAGACGCTCCCGCCGGGGGTCGGAGCTGTGACGATGGGGACGTGCTCCTCGTTTACGAGACGAGCGATCTCGGAGCGGACTTCGCGGTCGGAGAGGCCGGTGAGCGCGGCGAGGGTGGGGATGGATGTGGCGCCGGCGCGGCCGTGGGGGATGTGGGTGAGGAGGGTCATGAGGCCGCCTCAATATCGAACAGAGTCGGCATCGACGCTTGCCGCTCCGCCGCTTCGCAGTAGGCCACCGCATCGGACCAATACTGAGTCGACAGTTCGATCCCGTAGCCCTTGCGCCCGGCCAGAATCGCGAGGTAGGGGACCGTGCCGATGCCCATAAACGGGTCTAGCACCGTCTCCCCCGGCATGGAATAGCGCTCTATCAGCCGCTCTACCACGTCGAATTGCAGCGGGCAGATATGCCCTTCGACCTGCCGCCGTGCCGCGTCGGTGTTCAGCGTTCGCATGCGGGCGACGTCTTCCCAGACCCACGGGCTATGCGGCGCCTGAGGATCCAGCAGCATGTAGGTAGCGGGCAGCCGCCCGACAGTTTCTAGACTCTCCGCAGCCGTCACGTGCTCGTTGAAGTCGTAGACGTGTTCGGTGTTGAACCGATGCCAGACGGCGCGCACAGTCTCAAGCGGCATGTCTCGGATCTCTTCCGGCGTGAGGAAGCGATTACCACTGGAGCGCCAGAAAGGAGAGGCATCGAACTGCCAGCGGGAGCGCGTGTACTCCGACTTCGATTTCACCACGGGCGTATCCGCATAGGCTTTGTCGCGACTGGTGGGGAGCTTCCGGAACAGGAGAACGTACTCAGGTGAACCGACGCCCATCTTCGTACCGTCTTTGCAGTTCTCCGACCAGCCGAGCCGGTACGTCTGGTTGTTCTCCCTCACCACATCGGTAACGATCGTGATGCGCCCGCAGTAGATGAGCCCATGTCTCCGGAGGTGGTCGACCGCTTTATCCGAGAACGGATTCACGCTGTACATGCCGAGCCCGGTCACGGACCCGTAGAGCAGTCGGTCCTTGACGTGCACGCAATACATGCGCCCCGGCCTCAGGGCCCGGAGCATGTGCGGCGTGAGGTAATCCATCTGCTCAAAGAAAGCATCATCATCGGTGTTGTGGCCGAAGTCGTTGTAGCTCTCGGTGTATTCGTAGTGATTCGAGAATGGCCAAGAGGTCACGATCAGGTCGATGGAATCGTCTGCAAGGCGGGCGCCTTCGTCGACGTTGTCGTTGTTGACGACGGCGAACAGGTCCGATGCGACCTCCGCCCGTTCGATACCGATGGAGCGGTTCATCTCGTTGGTCTGCCCGGCGTTGGCCAGTCCGTAGGTGCGCACAATGTCCAGCATCTCCTTGACTAGGTGTGTGTGTTGGTCCCACTTGCGCATGAGGATTTCGAGCACGCGGTCTTCCGATTCGGTGTAGATGATGTGGATGTCCACCGGCTCGGTTTGCAGAAAGCGGTAGAGGCGGTGGATAGACTGAATGAAGTCGTTGAACTTGTAGCCGACTCCGAGGTAGATGGCCGAATGACAGTGGTATTGGAAGTTGCAGCCGGAGCCGGAAAGGATGGGCTTGCTCGCGAGTATGCGGATGCGACCTTCTGTGAAGTCCCGTACCGCCGATTCGCGAACATCTAGGTCTTGCGAGCCGTAGACGCTGACGGCATCCGGGAGAGCTTTCTCAATGGCGCGCCGTTCGTCTTCTAGGTCGTGCCAGATGATCCAATGCTGGTCCGGGTCGCCCGCTTCGATGATTTCGAGCATCTTTGCAATGCGGGATTCGAGGCTATCCCGCTTCTCACGTGCCGCGTCCCGCACGCCTAGACTGGCGTCACGTAAAAGCTTGCCCTGCCCCCAGGAGTCGAAGCCCGCTGTCGTGTGGTCGACGTCTAACCGGTGCCGCGTGATGGTCATAGGCGGCATGTCATATCCCTCGTCGGAGTACCCGAGGTCGGACGGCTTAGTAAGGAACGTTGCCCACGAGCTGACCCATAACCAGAACTCGCGCTCTTTGTGCGGGTGAATGGTGAGGTTCCCGGCCGTCGAAGAGTCGCGCTTGAAGAAGCGCGTGAGAGCCTGCCCGGTATCCATCACTCCGAGGAACCCGGCGTAGTGAATCAGTTCCTTGTAGCGGTTCGGTGACGGGGTAGCGGTGGCTACGAACTTGAAGGGCACAGATTCAAAGAGCGTGAGGAACGTTTGATAGGTCTTCGATCCGAAGGACCGAAGGACGCTCGCCTCGTCTAGACAGACGACCACGAACCGATTCGGGTCTAGGCCACCGTCGCGGACCCGCTCGTAGTTGGTGACAAAGAAGCGATGCCCGGCGTCCAGTAGAGCCTGGTGCTCATCATTCGACCGCACGTAGCGCAGTTCGATATCGAAGAACTTGCCCGCGTCCCGCACGAACTCGCCACGCACTCCGAGCGGGCAGATGATGAGCCCGGTTCCCTCGTGCGTCGCCAAGAGTGACGAGATGATCTGCAGCTCCATGAGGGTCTTACCGGTCCCGAAGGCTGAGAATATGGCCCGATTCCCGCCGCGAATCGCCCACGTGCAGATATCCCGCTGATGGGGGAAGAGGGCCGGGTTCATCTCTACGGCGCCCGCGTATCCGTGGTCGTGAGCGATGACGGCTTTCCCAGATAAGAACTCCCGATAGTCGCTCACGCCGACCCCCTCCGCTCCCCCGCCCCACGAATAGCAGGGCGGGGGCGGTCAGGGGCGAAAGGAGAGAATGGCGCGGTGATGCCCGGCTCATGATGCGGGCTGTCGGCCTCCGCCGCGTGGGCCGTGGAACATTCACCAAGCACGCGCATCCACACGCGCTCGGCCGAGCCTTCGGGGATGGGGATGGTGCCGAGGGTGCGGAGTTCGGCCTCCACCGGCCAGTCCGCACCGTAGGCTTCTTCGTGACTCTCAACAGCCCAACGTCGCTTCTTCACAATGAGACTGACGTTGGTTGGCGAGGTTTTGAACCGCTTGGCGACTTCCTGTTGCTTGGCTCCATCGGCCACAAGCGCACGGATCTGTTCGACCTGCTCCCACGTCAACTGCGTATTGCGTCCCCTACGGCAGTTCTGGCCACGCGTGACGAGTTGGGAATGGTCGGGATGGGGGTTGACACATGCCGGAACGCGGCAAAGGTGATCGGGCACTAAGCCTCCAGGGATAGGCCCAACCTCAGTCTCATAGACGAGGCGATGCGCGAGGTAATGATTCTTGACCCACACGCGACCGTAGCCATCAGGGTTCTTGAGTCCCTGCCAGAGCCAACAGCCGGAGTCGGGGTCAACGATAACCGGCCACTTCTCAGAGGGATCAAAGCCCGCCCCGCCGGTGTGACCCAGCGAGGCGGGCGATGCGTGGGTGGGAAGACCACGCGGCACGAGGTGATTGGCCTCGGAAGGCCCAACATTGGGGGGTGCGCAGACAGTATGCGCTGTGTTACACTTCGATACAGGTACGGGGTTGAGTCTTTGCGTTCCCACGCTATTCACCTCTTGCCTTCCGGTCCCCAGGTGTTTCCGCACCTGGGGACCTTCTTCTTGCTAGGACACTACTCTAGCGCCTCCAATGAGCGCAGGGTCAAATAGTCGTCGAACCATACATTATCGTGCGTAAGTAGCGTAGCACAAGGGGATGACAGAACGCTAGGCATCCTTATGTCCCTGCTTATACCACTCTATCATCTGCACGATCATTCCGCTCCGACTGATGCGGGCGCTCTCTGCGAGGCCGTCCAGGTAGCCGAGCAGGTCGATGGGGATCGTCACCGTGGTGCGCTTGACCGGGACCGTCTTGTATCGTCTTCGTGAGGTCATGCAAGCATCGTAGCGCATACCTCTACGCAGTGTCAAGACTTTTGCGGAAAAAAATCTTGCGGTCCCGGCACAATTAGCGCATACTATGGATGACGAGGTGGTAAATCGTGCTTGGGAGGCACACCATGAGCATCGGTTGGAACGTGCGTCAGCGACGGGAACAGCTCGGCATGACGCAGGCGGAGCTGGCGGCCAGTATCAGAGTTCGACGCCGGAAGACGACCCCCTCCTACATCAGCCGCATCGAGTCGGGCTATGTAGACCCACGGGCGTCGGTCCTGCGCTCGCTCTCTAAGGCGCTCAAGTGCCCAGTGTGGTACTTCTTCTGGCAGCCCGGGGAGGGCACGCCGTTCGCCGATGCCTACCTGTCCCTCACACCCAAGCGCAAACGAGAGGTGCGCGACTTGGTACGGTATCTACACGCGCACTAACCAAGGGGAGGCTACATGACCATAGCCCTCATCATCCTCGGGACCCTCGCACTGCTGGCCGTCCTCTTCGGCTTGGCACTAGGGAAGGCGTCCGCCCGGGCCGACGAGATGGCACGGCGGGCGCGCGAGCGAGTGGACGAATAGGGCCAGAAAAAGCCCCGCCCGCATCCAGGGAGGAAGACGCGGGCGGGGCGAGGGGGGGTTGCCCCGTTCGGCTGACTAGGCCCAGGTGGGGCATCCCTGGCACGTTCTCTCTTTTCGCCTCGGCAACGTGCATACCGCTCGGCCGCGCTGTAGGGGCGACTGTCCGGGTTTGTGCCCGGCTTCCTGCCACTCTAACGTTTCGCCTGTGGCCGCGTAGCGCCAGTCACGACGCTAGGTAGCGGGCCGCGGAATCGAACCGCGAACATCGGGATATGAGCCCGACCGGGCAACCATGCCCAGCCACCCGCACTGTAAGGGAAAGGGACAGTTTTCCGTCATGTCCGGGACGCTCGTAACCTGGGAAACTATCACTGGCCGGCTACCCACCTACCGGCCGCCTGAGGCGCCTCCGTGCCAAGCCTCAGCCCCAGCGGGTTCATATCCCGCCTCTTCATTGGTGGATTCGTTACTTCACCAGGTGCGAGTACAGCCATTCACGCAGTCCGGGTATGTTGTTCACTAGGATCCAAAACGACGCGCCGGACGCCACGTAGATCACTCCGATGTGCTGATAGGCCGTCTCCCAGGTGAGGTCAGCGAACTCGCCTTGAATGGCGAGAGTCACCCCACCCGCGATGGCCGCGCACACGATGACAACGATGAACTTGACGTACTCCGGCCACGCGTTCTTCGAGAGCAGCCCGGTAACGAGCGGTAGGAACAGCCCGGTAAGGGCCGCGATTATGAGAGCGTTCGTGTCCATGAAACCTCCAGAATCCGTTTGTACGAGAGCAGATGTAGGACCACCTCCTCATCGCAGGGTTACGGGGGCTACCTCACCCCGTACTGACAGCGCCACCCCGCGTGGTAGCAGGTGGCGCAGGTAGCCTCGAGCCTGAGCGAGTGCATGGCCCCGATGGTGGTTGACCAGCCCATGCCCTTGCACGGCATGTTGGGGCCCAGGGTGACGGTGACGAGGGCGACGCTCACACCGGGAAGCTCGCCACCGCATCTGCCAGCAGCCAGGAGAGGATGATGAACGCCCCGACGAACAGGATCAGGCGGAAGAGGCGCGCGGGGGTCACCAGACCACCGGATGCAGATCGACATATCCGCAATCACGATCGCAATAGCGCACACGCACCCAGTGTCCGTCGTCTGTCAGTTCGTAGCCAAGGACCATCTCGTGGTCGCAGCGCACTTGCTTGATGAAGACGCTCACTCCGTGCAGGATGGCCCGCAGGCTCACGTTCCTACCTTCCCGCCTATGGGATACCAATCGAACTCACCCTCGGCTCCGACGCGGAAGTGCCCGCGACAGTGGCAGCAGTACGTCGCTCCATAGAACCCCGGCTCGCGCGCATACGTCTCCGCGAGTGCTTGGCCCATCGTTGTAACGGTGCCACAGCGAGTGTGCCGGTAGGCATCGCGCACCGGACGGATGAAGCCCTTGGCGCGTTCCTTCTCAGACAGCACGAGATATGCCGCCTGCATCCCGTTCTCGTCAAGTTCGTGTAGTCCGGGGTCGGTACGGTCATCGGTGACGCTCATTTGGTGTCCTTGTGTTGGTAGTGGGGACACGTATCACAGTTGCGCCGGTCGCCACATGTGTTGCAGGGGCGGCCGAATGTGATCGGCACACATGGGTCTGGAGCAACCGCGAGGCTCACTTCTTCACCAGCTGCAACTCGTAGTCGCTCAGGTCCACCCCACTCTGGTCGAGCAGACGGGCGGCCAGGATGGTCACCAGCCCCACGGAAGCGGCCTGGCTAGACGGATGGGGGCGACTGAGTATCCCGGCCGCGATGAGCTTCTGCTGCGCTACGTCGATGATGGCAGGGTCAGCCACGGTGTCGATCTCTTCACGTACGATGGCGCGCACGATGGTTCGGATCTCATCAGCGGTCATATCATCCTCCTGTAGTCCGAGACGGCCCTGCACTTTCGCCCACGTGTAGTCGTTCAGGTCCAGTTCCGGGTCCGACTTCCGCCCCGGCGCGATCTCCCGGTGCCCGATGGGTCGCGTCCCGCGAAACTGATGTTTCTGATGGAGCATCCAAATCAACTCATCGAGGGCTTTCAGTTGTGCGGGCGGGTAGGGTGCGGAGCCTGCCGAGATGTGGGATATCTCGATTCCGATGGAGTAGCCGTTCATGTAGGTGAGCCCGGCCCACGAGGACTCTCCGGCATGCCAGGCGCGCTGGGTGTCCTGCACCATGTGGTAGATGTCACCGTTCGGCGCGATGAGGTATTGCACGGACACCCGGGCGTCGAGGTCCAGGAGCCATCCGAGGTCGCTTGGAAAGTTCCCCTCGGTGTCGTGCAGCACGAGGTAGAGGGGCTCGATGGTCCCGCCGTGTTTGGGTGTGGGCCTTTGGATAATGTTCACGGCAGCCTCCCAGCGATTGCTTTCTGAGCATGAAAAGACCCGCTCGGGGCGGGTCAGTGAAGAGAGCGGATTCGGGGTTGACTACAAGAGCCCGAGCGCCGCCGCGATCCCAAGGGAGACTGCGACCACACCGAGCATCGCGGCTACCGCGCCGACCACTTTCCCGGCGATCCGGAGAAAGGCCATGGTGTCAAGCACCACTCTCTTTACCGGCCGCCACTCGCCTTCCAGGAACTGCTGGAACTCCCGACGGGTGACGGCGTTCTGTTGCACGGCTTCGCTGTCCGCCTCTGTCATGCGCTCCTCCATGTGCTCGCGCTCGATACGGCAGTAGTCGCGGTGCTCATCGAAACGCTGCTCCCAGTTCTTGGCCAGCCGGTCGATGCGCCCGTTGACGGTCTCCTGAACGGCGGCGCGGACGGCGTCTAGGTATTCATCGTGGGTGGGGGTCATAGGACCCC